GGATCATTGGTCCTTCTAGCAAACTGGCCTCTTGAAGACGGGGTTTCCGTCTAGGAGAGGATACTGTCATAAAATTTTTCCATACAAACTATCTTATATTATACCACATAAAGTTTTAGTACCAAGCTTGATACAGTTTTTGTATTTGTTGTTACTGAATATTATTAAGATTTACAAACATAAAAAAAGACCCCCTGCAATGCAGAGGGTCTCGATCCATCTCGAACTAGAGATATTTAGTTAATGTAAGATCAGAATGTGAACTTAACACCAGCTTTTGCACCCCAGTTTACGATGTCATCGTTAGATGAATCTTCGTCTGTGATTCCAGAAAGTTCACCGTAGACTCCAAGAGAATCTGTAGCGGCAACGTTAACACCAACTTTACCAGAGAATTCTGTTTCAGAACCATCTGTTCCGTCTACAGCGACGAATGAAGGGCCACCCTGTACATAGAAGTCTGCAGACTCACTAAGAGAACCTTCATAACCTACGTGTAGGTCTGTAGTTGCTCCAGAATAGTCTCCATCAGGATAAGAGATATTGCTTTCTACATTCACATAAGGGCCAGCAAATGCTGCACCAGCGAGAAGGAATGGAGATGCTGCAACAGCAGCGATTGTTGACTTGATTGACATGATTGTTTTAAAAGTATCTCGCAAGGCCATAAAAAAACCTGCGGATGATAGCTTCCCCGACATGGGAAACTGTATTACATCTACGCAGGGTTACGATTATTTCGAGTCCTTTGTATAATATGTATTTATATTAACAGGAGTTTCATATAAGGTCAAGGGGGCTTGTGCCAGTTGGTGGAGTGTTTACCGAACTAATACAATTCATGTGTATCATATTGAAAAAACTTATCAATAGGCATGTCAGTAGACTGATTAGTCCACCAGTGATCTAGTCCCTCTCTACTGGACTTATGGAATGCATCAATGTGTTCTGGATGAATTGTTGAACCCAACTCCAGTTTATATAAGAACAATGGAATGGCATAGGTCTTACCTGCATTATAGATTAAATCATCTGCAACTGCACGAGGTCTAACACCATTATCCAACTTAAACTTATCACCACGACAGTGAAAATGAATTAACTTCTCAGCATACCTTCTATTAATTACGAAACATGCTGTAGAATAATCATCAATATATCTTGGATGAATGTTCGCAACAATCTTACGTGGATTAATTATGGCTATCTGAAGACAGTCCCAATCATAGGGAACTCTAGCCATAAACTCTCTCCAAGAGAATGGCCAATGTTTAACTGAACAGAAATCACAATCATCTTCCATGAAGATACCATACTCAGTATCAGTGGTATCGTACCAATGTTTAATGGACTTTAGATGTGAAGTAACACATCCAATCTCACCAGATGAAACTGCATTAGGATATCTACCAGATATAATTTCTGATAGATCATCTTCTCTACCATCATTGGCAGATATTCTTTCATAGTTTTCTACCTGCCAGTAATCTAACTGATCCTTCATCCAATCCCATCTCTCTGGTTGTCCATCAAGATTAATGATGTAGAGAGGGCCAAAGTTCTTCAGTTTATAAACAGATTTATTACGATCCATGTTGTGCAATCACCTTCTCTACGTTTGGTAAGTAATGTTTTTCAATAACCTTAACCCAATCAAACTGTAACCCATACTCTCTTATTTCATCTCTATGGGCAATAGAATATTCTCTATTCTTAATAATCTGTTCCTCTACATATGAAATATCTTCTACCTTGTCTTCAGGGATTACTGTAATAAATTCCTTAGTGGTATCAAGATTAGCCTTACCCCACTCACATACTACCACACCCAATCCAGAAGCCAGGGCCTCCATACAAACAAGTGGATGAGCCTCACCATCAGATAACAATACAAGATTACCATACTCAGTTAACTCATTATATAAAGTATCCTTAGACCACTCACCAAGATAATTCTTCTTAGTATTAAACCTATCATCTGCAATGTTACCTGCATACCATAGACTGTCTATGGACTGGAAGATGTGTTGTCTCTTCCTGTGATCCACTTTAGCAAGATAGATACTGCGATCAGGATGCTCAGGATCAGAAACAAAATTAAATTCATCGACATTAACTCCGTTAGGTGTTACAAATGTATTGGGTACATTAAACATTACATTATAAACTTTCTCTATACCTTCAGACAAACAGAATACATTTGGTTTTATCCTCATGAATTCGTTTGCGACATTGGTATATCCACCAAACATCTTTGGTCTTTCTAAGTATCCAAAGTGACTAGTAATAGCATTTGGATACTGTATGAAAGGTACTATAGGAATAAACTCATCATAGTGTACATGTACAAAGTCTGGTCTAAAGTTATTAATCTGATCTATAATCTCTCTTCCATTCTTAGTATTAATAATCAATACTTCATGTCCCAACTTCTCTAATGCAATCTTAGTATCCCATACTAATATCTCTACTGCACCCCAACCAGTAGGAGGAATAGGCATAATGCCAGGGCCAATTAAAACAATTTTCATTCAGCTAACCTCATAATAAAATCAGTACAAACACCATGACAATTGGTGGCTCGTAGAGTATCCCAATCCATCTCATTCCATTCAGGCATTACAACAACTGTATTACCAGTATAAGTTTTACCAGGATATGACCAGATGTTTCCTTTACTTGTTAATGTATAGTCATCCTTATCATGCCAGAAATAATTATACCCACCACTATTAGTACTAAACTCATGTAGTGTAGCAAGGTCTTTACAATGAATCCATAAGTTCCTTGCACGTCCTGCCAACCACATCCAATTAATTTTATGTTGTGGTTCATCATGACCCAACCATAAAGTTTCAGTAACAGGATCAAACCTTACATCAATCTCAACATCATAACCCATCTCAATACAATCAGTTATACGTTTAGGATCATTCTCTGTTAATGGATTAGGGCCATTCAGATTTCCACGATGTGCTATAAGTTTCATTGTAATTTTTGTAAGTATTCGGATGGGAGTTGTGATGTATCACCATAACCAGTAGAGTCTCTAATAACTCTAACAGGTAAGTGAATAGGAAATAACTGATCAATAAAGAACTTATCCAGATAGTTATAATATTTGTAACATTCTGCAGAGGGTTCCCAGAATTTATGGAAGTGTCTTTCAGCTAACTCATCCATCTTACCATAAGTAAACTGAGTTTCAATAAACTTAGGACTAAAGATATACATTAGGTCAGGGAACCTTGGATGATGATCGGAAAGATAAAAATACTTTCCACTCATACTATCAAGATCTGGAAAATTATGAATGTAATTATCATACCTTGATAGTATTATAAAATCATAATCGTTTGGATTCTTAATCAAACGTGCAGCAGTCTCTATAGAATAGAGATGTGATGATACATTACTCAGAGTCTTTTCTGACCAAGGATGTCCTGTACCAAACTCATCTCTAGTTCTTTTATAAAGACCATCACTCAACTTAAATGTTCTTGGAGGTTCTACCTTTATACTCTTAGGTTTATACCTCTCCTCTATGACCTCTATGGGGTTCTCTGGCGCCTTACATTCCTCATTAACCCAATCGGATACATCATAACTTTCAACACCCTTCTCCCACCATGCATGACAGTATGTGTCTACATCATACTCATCATAGATCCATTCTTGATGGCTCTTAAATGAATTTGGATTCTCTAAGTTTCTGGGTTGACCGAATAATAATAAAGCAATCTTCATTAGATCTCTCCAGTATAATGTTCTAGGAAATAATTAAGATCCTCTGGAGTACCTATACCCCACATACCATCTTTATCAATCTCTTTAATACGAACCTTCTTACCATCACCTATAGCTTCATTGAACACTGGACATACATAAAACTCACCATTAGTTCTTATATCTTTCTCTATCATCTGTTCTGCATACTTAACGTAATCAGATCCTTTCTTCCACCAGTACACACCGACTGTTGCATGTTCAGATATAGGTTTCTTCTCAGCAACCTCAGTTACAAGTCCACCATCATCCAACTTGGCATAAGACCACTTAGGATGTGATGCAGGGAAGGTAAGAATACCACCATCACATTCTCCATTAGAAAATGCATAAAGAGTTTCATTTGAATCCCACTCAACAAACTGATCTGAGTTTGCCATCAAGAGTGGTTCATCATTATCAATGAACTCCTTAGCAAGTAGTGTGGTACATGCAGCACCCTCTGTGATACCATCTACCTGAACAATATTACAATTAGGTGCAATCAAATTGAGAAGGTATTGTAAACTATACTTCTCATAATGTTCCTTCTGTACAATGAATGTATAGTTAGCTTTAATATTCAGGTTATCTACAACCACCTGAATCATTGGTTTACCCTTAACATCAATAAGGGGTTTAGGAAATGTATATCCTTGTGTAGCAAAACGACTTCCACGTCCTGCCATAGGAATCAATACGTTCATAGTTTTACTCTCCCACGAAACTTTTTTCTTTTCACTAGTAAGTATTTTTTTTATTCTATCAATCTTGGATTGATTAAGGTCTTTCCTATTCTCAATAGGAACTAAGTGACACTTACTATCCAATGCACCCTGACGACCAACATGACTATCCTCAAGGATAACCGTGTCAGCAGGCAATGCACCAAGAGCCATCATACACTTCCAGTACATAGATGGAAATGGTTTGTTCCTAACTACATCCTCATTTGACACATAGATGTCAACGAACTCTAAGAGTCCTAAACGTAGAAGAATAATCTTTACTGTATTACGAATACTATTAGATGCAACTGCAATCTTATATCCAGCATCTACAAGTTGTTGGAAATATCCCATCAACTCATAATCTTTTGCAACACAATCTCTAAAGATCTGTAAGGTATTAGCTTGTTTGTCAGACCAAATCTGATCGTATCTATCTGTTGGTAAACCCTTCTGTTCTGTAAGGAGTTTTAATTTAGCTGTAGTGGGAAGACCATCGTACATACTTACGTGTTCTTCTCTACTAATAGCATACTCTGAACCAAGAGCTTGATTCAGAGCTTCGTAATGATAATCTTTACTATCAATCAAGACCCCATCGAGGTCAAATATAACAAGTTTTGTCACATGTCCCTCCAAAGACGATAACCAAAATCATTCTTAGTAATTGGCAGTTTATGATGTTTCTGTGCATTCCACCCTATCAAAGTCTCAGGATTAATTGCGGCTCCTTCTTCAATAATAGTTGATAGGTTACTACAGACGTTGAGATATTTATCCATCAAATCTGAGCGACCAAATGCAAAGTGATCATTGATTCCATAGTCAGTATGTGCATACTCACTGAATACATTCACAGTATCCAAATCATAATCATTCAAATCACCAATATCATTATAGAAGAATTCATCTGTTCTTAATCTTACCACACAATCATACTTAAATCCATTCTCTTCTTCATATTTCTTCTTAAGATTATTAGCCTCTTCAAGACTATAGAACATTGAGATAATATTATTAACTGGATGTGGGAATCTAGGATCAGGATCCCAATCACTTTCAAATTCTTTTGGTTCCTCAAACTCTAGAGCTTTAGGTTCCCATTTCTCTTCCATGTAGGGAATCAACTCAGCATCCCATCTACCTCTATCCTTATATTGATCCCAGAAATATGCACCTACCCAACTCTTATCATACCAAACATGAGCAAAGACATCTACATCCCATCCTTCTTGATAGAAATTCTTAACATGATTTTCATGACACTCTCTAAGATGTCTTGGTTGTCCTGAATATATTAATGCAATTTTAGACATGATAGTTACTATTATCTTTGGCCATATGTACAATCTTTGGTTGGAAATCACAGTGTTCTGCAAAGATTTCTGGGAATGCATACTCAGGCCCAACTGTATGAACCTTATCTTTATTCTCAGAGTAGAAACAATTCAGATGACTCTCATCATGCCATACTGCAATGACATTATTCTTCTCATCTTCTGTGGTACGTTTATTAAGTTCCTTTATTAAATCAAATACCTCTGGTACTTTACCACCCCATAAACATCCTTGCCAGTATACAGAGTAATCATACTCCTCAGATATACAAGCACGTGATAATGGATTAGTTTCAAATGCGCCTGGTGGCTCATTATGTGGAGGGAACTTTAAGAAATGACATGGATGATGAACACCAATGTATGGTTTATCCTCATCAAACAAATCTTCTGGATCTACACTATCAACAACTGCCATATCTGCATCAAGAAATACCAACCAATCACAATCCTTTATATCCTCCTGTACCTTTTCCAATATCTTAAATCGATATAGAGTTATGTAAGGCCAATCAAGATGTTCTTGATGATATACAATAGAATTATCTGGCGATTCTGGTACATCACCATCAGTAAAAATCAAATACTTTTTCTCTACATCAGGTAGAAAAAATTCTTCACACCTCTCATACCAAGTGGGAAGAAAGTTTAGATACTTATCAGTCCCAATAAAAACAACAGCAACTCTCATCAGATTAAAGTCCAACCTTTACAATATAAATCTTTAGTATCAAGATGTGCATTATTAGGCCCAAACCACGTAGATGGGGCAACAACATCTCTACTATTCGATAACCATGCACCCCACCATGAGAATGATGAGTTTGCAATGATGTGACTCTTACACAAAGACATCAAACACATATCAGTGTAATGATTATTACCTTCAGATACAAGGAACCTATTATCATCCTTGAATAGTTCCTGTTGTTTACACCAATCAGGATCATCACTGAATATTATAACATTACGGCCATCAAAATGGTCTAACCCTTTTGCGTAGTAATCAAGGCTTAGATTATTATGGTTCTTATGATTTGTCAAGTAATCCCCTCTTCTAATATGAAGAGATACAGGATTCTCAACAGTACCAATCATTTCCTTACAAGGATTTAATATCTCTGGTCTAAAGGTAAACATATCACGAATAGTACTTTCTATGTTTAGAAAATATTTTTCAGATTGAAAATACCCCTGAAGACTTACCCAATCTGGACAATCATTAAAGAGCTCTTCATTAAAATGAAATGTACCCTGATCTACAACTGGTCTACTCTGATCTATAAATTGTATATTTAATGGATCAACTCCTTGTAATGTAAATGCATTTTGAATATCAATACGTAACTTATTACCTAAAGAATCTGTGAATACATTTTGATGAATTGGAAAACAATAATTATATTCATTATTGGCAGCAATCCCTCTCAGAGAAGCAACTTGAAACATTTGGTTTCCCAACTGTCCCAGTTGCCCTAATATATTAAAACCAATCATTAAACAACCTCAAGAACCTGTTCGTGTAGTATTTGTTTTTCATCAAGCTGACTTTGATAGACTTGATCTGATATCCAATTATATGTAAGAGACATACCTTGTTCTAAACTATATTGATAATCCCAATTAAGTTTCTCCCTGATCATATCGTTCTGTGAATTACGTCCACGTACTCCTAAAGGCCCATCAATATGATTAATCTTTATTTCTTTATCCGCAACCTTTGCAGCAGTATGAATAAGTTCATTAATAGTAACCATCTCTTCTGAACCAATATTAATTACTTCTTCACAACTAGAATCCATTAACCTACGTGTCGCCTCTAAACAATCATCTATGTACAAGAACGATCTAGTTTGTTCACCGTCACCCCAGCAGTCAACTGTTTCACCAGATGCGACGGACGCAACCTTTCTACACATAGCTGCAGGTGCCTTTTCCTTTCCACCATCCCATGTTCCTTCGGGCCCATAGATATTGTGATAGCGGGCAACCCTAACAGGAATGCCATGATTACGACTGTAAGCCAAGTACAATCTTTCGGAGAATAATTTTTCCCATCCATAATCTGAGTCGGGGTTCGCAGGGTAAGCATCATCTTCTTTCAAGCCTGGATTGTCAACATCCTCTTGAATGTGTGATGGATATGCACAAGCAGAAGATGAATAGAATACTTTAGGAGTACTTCTATTTTCTCTCTTTGATGCTTTAACTATTGCATCTAATAGATTTAAATTAATAGTTGCAGAGTTATGCATAATATCTGCATCATTCTCTCCAGTAAAAATATATCCAGCACCACCCATATCAGCAGCAAACTGATAGATCTCATCAAAAGATTCTATCATCTTGTATGGAATAGAGTTGAAAAAATTACCTTGATACCCTTTCCATTCTACTACTCTATTAACAAAACTCTTATCTCTTAAATCACCAATAACAAACTCATCAGCTTGGTGACGACTAAACTCAGGATGTTTTAAATCAACACCACGTACCCAGTAACCTTCATCCTTAAGTCTCTTGACCATATGGCTTCCGATGAAACCACCAGCACCAAGAACTAGTGCCTTCTTTTCAGGATAATTACTCATAGGATATCAAATCAGATTTCAACATATTTATTATAACACGAAAGGGGTGGAATTACCACCCCCTCATTGATCAAAATAGATCATCTATGTTTTCTTTCTTTGCAAGATGTGTGATTATCTTATCCACTCTTGGATCAGCACCACCTCCACCACCAGATTGAAGTTCTTTAATTGACTTTTCAAGAGCATCAAGTCTATCATCAACCTTCTGTTGAGTAGCACCTGTAGGTATTGGATGTGCAACTTTTTCTAGTGCTTGTAATCTTGATTCTACTTCAACATCATACTTAGACATTGAAGCACCACTTGCAGACTTTGCAGCCTTTCCTGTACTTTTATAAGCCATAATTTTAATTTAACTAATTTATATATCAGATAAATTTTTCTCCTTTTCCAAATCCTCTTTTATTAAATCAACGACTAATTCATATGTATCATATGGATCTTCAAAGAATTCGACATCTTGATCCCTATAGTATCTTAAGATTTTTTTATATAACTTTGGATTTCTATAATCTAATGCAACTGTACCATCTACAGCTTGATGTAATACATCTACGTTCTTTTTGAACTTAGAAAGTAATGACATTTTCCTATTGCAACTATGCGAAATTAATTATCGAAGTCATTATACCTCAACCAATAATCATCTGGCAATGGTTCTGTTTCTTGTTCGTTACCCTCCTTTACATCTTCGTTTTCAGTGAGTTCTTTTTCCATCATGGTTATTTCATCCACGTTATTTAGATCACCTCAACTTACCACTGGCTCTAAACTCTTTATTTGCATAAACGTCCCTTGCATATCATAATATAACTTATGATTCTCTGTTGTCACATAATGTCCAGTAATATCATTACCGTCACAGTTCCAACCATAGGCCTTAACTCTCTCTTCAGTACCGTCTATCCTCATCTTCTTACTCCCATCTAGGTAAGAATGGTATCTTTCGTCTAAATTAATCATAGTTCTTGATGGAATGTGAGGGTACTCTAACATAAGTTATATAATTTATCTATAAACTTTATATTGTCTTTATGATGACGTAACCTTTCTTTAGAATTAATCCATCAAACTCTTAACACTCTCCCAATCCTCTTCAAACAATTGCATACCCTTCTCAGTTAAAACGTGGTTATACATTTTATCAAATATTGATGGAGGGATTGTACATATATGGGCTCCATACTCAAATGCCCTACCAACTTGTCTTACACCTCTAATAGATGCAGCTAATATTTCAGTACGATGAACCTGTTGTTTAGTAAAGATACTAGCAATCTCTTTCACAAGACACAATCCACCAAATGAATTGTCATCCACCCTACCAACGAATGGTGACACATATGCAGCACCTGCCTTTGATGCAAGTATTGCCTGTGATGCTGAGAATATAAGAGTAACATTTACTCTAATCAATTCTCTCGATAACTCTCTACATGCAAACAATCCATCTGGAGTACAAGGTACTTTAATTGTTGCACACTTACCAAAAGTTTTTGCAAGTCTTCTACCTTCTTCTACCATCTCAGGGCCATCTCCCATGACCTCCATACTAATATCATTATAACCTATGTCTCTTAACTCAAGATAGACATCCTCTGGTTTCCTACCACTCTTCATAATAAGAGTTGGATTGGTAGTTACACCATCGATTAGACCAGTAAGATACCCATCGTGGAGTAGCTTAGTATCAGCAGTGTCTAGAAAAAGCTTCATAGTCTTGAATGAATCATCCATAATTCTCATCTTATATATCAATGGGGGTAATAATCTTTCTTCATATACCGTCCAAGTATGTTGGAATTATAATATGAAGGCGTGCCATCGGCAAGTGATTCTGTCAGTACATCATGAAGAAACAATTGTCTGGTCTCTTCATAGTTTACTTTTCCTAGAGTTTTATGGAGACTTATGATTTCTCTTCTAAAGTTTTCTTTGCCCAATCGTTTAACATCGGACTTAAGCTCTTCAGAACTTCCGTAGTACTTTTTCCAGTCACTCTCACTCGTAACTCTGCGTTTCCCACCTCTAGGCTTTCTACGCTGGGTAAAATACTTTCTTCCAATATACCTTTTCCCTGAGATTGTATTTGTAATACAGTAGACGTAACCGAAGAAGTCGCCAATATCATCAGAAGTGAAATTTGTACCCTGATATAGCCAGGGGTTTTCATAATTTCCTTCATCAATCGATTCCATTTCATAATTTTTATGTCGTTGTCTTATTTATGACGGTTCAGTAGGCCAAGTAGGATCACTAGAATCAGATGTATTAGCAGGCAAATCTCTTAATGCCTGACGATAAGTTGCCCACTCTGTTTTCTTAGAATTAGACAATCCATTATCATCTAATCTAGTCCAATCACAATCAGTAAGTTTCTTATTTCTTCGGATTCTTAGATCCTTATCCCAATCAGATGATGAATATGCATCATAAGCAGCATCAGTTATTTTAGTCATTGTACATTATCCTTTATCATATTTATTTGTCTAGGTGGTTGTTTTAATAGACCAGTAATATTAACAGTCTCATTTCTAAATGATTCAACAGCAGCACCAGTTTGTCTCTGTTGTTGTGAATTTTCTATTAACAACATAGGCATCCAAGTAACTGCACATCCCCATTCATCAACTTCTTTACCAGTCTGAGGATCATTTCCTCTAATCTGACAAAACCAAGAACATTGCATTTGAATACAATCTTTTCCTATTAAAGGACAGAATTTACCAACTTCAAGTTTCATAAAATTAATTCTTTGAGGCTATTATAACATCAAGATAC